CATTACTTGTAACCTCCACCTTTGGCTTTGTATTCTTTTGCCAACATCTGGGCTTTTCTCGCTGACCATTGTCCAGCCTTGCCACCTTTTGTACCTGCTTTGATTTTATTAAATAGGTTCTTACGCATAGTGGGTTTGGTGTAGTTACCAGCAGCATTTACTTTTGACTTCGCCATGTTAATATCCTGTTACTGCATCCAAGACCTCAAGATCATCAATCTCAAAGTCATATGAATACGCTACTTTAGCTAGTTGGTCTGTGTACGCAAAGGCATCCACAAGGTCATCATGTGTTAACGGGTCAGGGAACTGGAATAACTGATCCATGAATCTACTATTCCACTCTCCTTGCCCTAGAGTAATCTGACCATTCTCAAACCTACCCTGAAGCGCCCACATGATTCTGTCTGTCTTCTTACGGTTACCGTGTGTTAGTTCTTCTACAACAAAGAATCTACCACGTTGCTTCATCAAGTCCATTAGAGGTGACATTACAGCTTGCTTGGAGATACCACGCTCAATACCTACACTGATGGGTCTGTAGTCTCTAACAACCTCAAAGATCTTTCTAGCTGTCTCCGCTAAGTCCCAGCGACCATATATCATGTTCTCTAGGTGCCAACCATTCTCATTTACTTTCACAACAGCAATAGCTGATTCATCCAGCTTAGAGTTTTTAGTTCTCTTCTTACTTACGTCCTCAAAGCCAGCTAAGTCAATACTAACGTAGTAGTCACCTATCTCCGGTGCTTCACCAAACTTAACCCACTCCTCCTTAAACATCTCTGAGCCTCTAGCTTCAAAGGATGCCATAAACTCTTGACGGAATGCGTAGGATGACATAGACTTCTTAGCTAGGTCAATCTCATCTGGGTCTAACAACTCATTGTCATAACTTGTAAAGTGCCATGCAGTGTAGGACTCATCGTCCTCTAGCTCTGCGTACTTGTACAGGTCGTAGAAGTGATTACGCCCCATAGGTGTACCAATGAACAAGGCAGCACCCTTCTGGTCAGCCAAGGCAGGTCTAAGGATCTGCTCAAAGACTTCAGGCTTCATGTCAGCGTACTCGTCCATCACTAGGAACTTTAGTGACACACCACGCATAGTCTCTGGTCTGTCAGCACCCTTGAGGCTGATGGTTGCACCGTTGACTAACTTAATCTGTAGGTTGTTTATGTGTGCATTAGTTACAACAGGGTGCGCCAGCTCCAATAGTGTTTGCCACATGATGTCTCTGGCCTGTCCTTGTGTTGGAGCTACATAGAACACATGGCCTTTGTCTGCCTGTAGAGCATTAACAATCAACATCCAAGCTGCTAGTCTGGACTTACCTGTACGTCTACCGGCAGCTACAATCTTAAATCTAGTAGGGTCTTCCCATACTTGTTGCTGCCAATCCAGTAGTTGTATGTTAAGATCAGTCATTACTTCTCAGTAGTGTTGTAACGTCTGCCTTCCCAAGTAAATGTCTTGTTTCCTTTTGCTTTAGCTGCTCGTTGTGCTGCTCTAAATGACTTAGCTGATTCAGTGTTTCTTTTGTAAGTAGGGTAGTCAGAAGGATTAACACGAGCACCCGCAGGCTTAGACGCAGCTTTTCTTGTTCCTCTAGTAGTAACCTTACCCTTATTTTCTTTTTCTAAAAGTTTTTGAGTACCTAATGTTCCTGCTACACCTAGCCCAGCACCTACAGTTCCGCTTTTTCTTTGACCTTCACGATAAGTTCTTTGACCTTTAGTAGCTTTCTCTGTACGTTTTTGCTGTACTTTTTTAGGAGTCCCTACATCTTTAACATGCTTCTTAGCTTCTTCTAAAACTTTTTTACTATATTTTTTACCTGCTTCTTTAAGACCTTTCTGAGCAATGAATCTTGCTGCTGCTGCTACTAGTGCTGGTATTGCCATTGGGGTTTCCTTATTAGGTTAATCGTAAAAGTATTTAACGACGTACTCGTCTAAATCTTTCTCTTCAGCACACTCATACTCAGCATCTAACTCAGGATCTCCGTCCCAGTTTAGATCTTCTTGTTGTGCTAAAGTCTTCTTATACTCTTTGTTAGTAAGCACTAACTATACGTCCACATTACAGGTGTATCAGTAGCTCTAATGTCTACATGCACAAAACCTCCGGCAACACCAATCCCAGTAAAGCCTAGCTTAATAGAATTTTTTACTATAGTGTACCTTTGTAGACCAGAGGACACAGCTATGTCCGCTGCTATGCCTTGTGCATGTGTACCCGGTTTTTTCTTACCTAACTCAATAGGGTGGTCAGGTGATCTATAGCCACTTGTGATAACAAAAGGAAAACCACAGTGCTCTCTAAGTTCATCCAAGGCATATATTAGTTCATCCTCTATCTCATTTTCACCTGTGGCTTGACAAGCAAACTCATCTCTACTGAAGTGCTTAAACATCGTTAAACTCGCCTTCTATTGGTTCGTTAGGTGTAACATCAGTTTCTACAGTACCTGCACCTATACCTGAAATCGTTATGGACACAGCAGATCTACCCCCTGCACTGTCTTTCTCAAAGTAACTTAAGGGTAACATCCTATCCATAACTAGTTTCCAAGCTGCTGCTTGATTCTTATGCTCATTATCTAAAGCAGCATCAAAGATAGCATCTAGTACCTTACGTGACTTAGGACTAGCCAACATCCTAGCTTTATACTCATTGATGATACCAGCATCACCTTTAGGTCTACCTACTTTACCCCTGCCTCCTCTAGCTCTTGAGGATACATCGGTTTTCTTAGGTCTACCTCTTTTCCTTTTAGGTGGTTCATTATCATTCATAATGTATTTTGCCTTAGTTGTTCTTAAGAATACTTAACTATTATAGCATACTTTTAAGCATTTGTCAAGTCCTTTTACGTGTTAATTTACAGTGCTGGATTATTCCTTAGTATTCAAGGACTTGGCTTTGTTAGTGAATACTCACATTTACCTATTTTTTCTAATTTTACTTTTGATGTACCTGAGTGCCAACTACAATAAAAAGTAGCACACGCGCAGGCACCCCGTCCCTTTGTACATGAGCCACCCTCATGTTAACTTGAGCAAAACTCATGTAGACTTGGCACGACTCTTGCATGCTCAAGGATACCCAAGTATATGCAAGATGTATGCCAAAGTGTGAGGATCGCTAAAGTACCCTTTGGCATACCTTGGCACACTTATTGCATGAGCATCTCGACTGTTTCCTTTATATACATACGCACACAAAAATAATCTTACAATTGTAAAAAAATGCATTTATTTTCGTTTGAGGGGTTGCAATCCGGTTTGCATAGGTTCAGGATCTGCATATCGGTTAATAACTGATAACAAATAAATAACTAAGTAGGGATACATAAAAATGAAATTGAATAAAGCCATTGCAAACGAGATCATGACTGCCGAGCAAGCCAAGGCATCACGCGAATTAGTCCGTAAGATGATCGCCAACGAAACCCAAGCTCAGATTCAAATGAGTGATTTGTTTGAGATCTTTAAACCAGCGATCCACGGCCACGACGCGGCGCAGTTCAAGGCATTTAGAACGGCATTCGTTAACGCAGCCGGATTTAAGAATGCCAGCGAAATGAGCAAGCAAAAGGGATGCACTCGAATTAATGTCACACTCTCGGAATTTGCCAGATATTGCAAAGACTTCACGGGATCGCCGGAGTGCTACGTCGATATGATTGATGAAATAAAAGCGGCGCGTGAAGCGACCAAAACCGAGAAAAAGCCAAGCAAGCCAAGTGCTGGTGGATCAGGAGAAGGCGAAGGCGAAGAGGAATCGACCGATACTGGAGCGCCCAGCGGCTTAGTTGATCCGGTGCTGATTGAATTCTTTAACAAGGCATCGGCGGCATCGCCCGAGGTACAAGCACAGATCGCCAAGCAGTTGATGGCGGCACTCAAGTAGACTTGGGAACCAATGGCCTGCTAGAATGCTCTGGCAGGCTTAGAATTTACAATTGTAAAAAATTAAGGATAGAAAATGTTGATGAGTAGAAAACAGATTCGCGCAGTAGTCGAGATACAACCGACAAAAAAATACCGCGACGCGACAGAAAAGTATCTCAATAAAACCTTGGGTTGTCTCGTTGGGACATTTGACTCGGTAAGCGAAATGACGGATCATGAGCGTTCAATCTTGAGAACGATCATCGACGTGGTAGAAAAGGAAAAGAAGGAAAAGAAATCATGAGCAGCATGAGAGATTTTGCGCCACATAAGCGCGACGATAAACCAAGGCGACACAGTTGGGTGTTGCCGACCGTCACCATGATTCTATGGCTTGGCTTGGTGTACATGTTCGTGCTAGAATTGACAGCATAAAATTTACAATTGTAAAAAAACTAGGGATAGAAAATGAAATTGTTAGATACTACGGGTGGAAACACTAAACTAAACAAAAGCGACAAGAGCAGCCAAGAGTACCGGCTTGCAGGTTTATCACTCATGCCGGACGATATACTTTGTCCCTATCGGAACGTGGCAGGCTGCGCTAAGTCTTGCCTTGAGTCAGCAGGCATGGGCGTATTCTCAAACGTCAAGGCAGGTAGGCAACGCAAGTCTGATTGGTGGCATAGTGATCGGGCCGGTTTCCTTGACAAGCTTCGCAAGGAGTTGACTAACTTCGACAAGCTTTGCAAGCGTCAGGGTGTCAAGGCGGCAGTGCGTCTTAATGTACTGTCAGACATACCGTGGGAGAAGCATGGGATACCGCAGGAGTTTCCCGATATTTTCTTCTATGACTATACGAAGAATGCGTCAAGGCTGGGCAAGACTCCGTCTAACTATGAGTTGATGTTCTCTTATAGTAACGAACCGGACTATCAGAAGCATGTCGCCAAGGCTTGGAATACCGACGCGCCTATATCGGTGGTGTTCCGTGGTGGTATGCCCGAGCATTACAAGGGACGCAGGGTGATTGATGGCGATGCCTCAGATCTTGTGAACGTCAAGGCCGGTAAGGTTGTTGTCGGATTGGTAGCCAAGGGCAAGGCCAAAAAAGATGATGGCAACTTTGTGGTAGACACTAATCTGATCGCAGTAGCGTGATGTTGACGGCGAGCAAGTGTCTCAGGTACACTATGACTATCTAGCGGCGAGGTAATCCCTAGCCACCTGAGTATGTGGATAAACTGCTCACCTAGAATTGACTGTGTGGTTCGTCTGGTATGCGCCCTAGATGGCGTAGCCTCCGGCTGAGATAGTCCAGACTAGCGGCTCTACCTGACTAATTGGAGGATGGATAACCGCAAAGCGTCACACAGAAGCGCCCTGAGCATGGCGTTAAACTGCTCACCCACAAACAAGAATTTACAATTGTAAAAAAACGAGGATAGATAATGAACTTTCATAACGTAAAAAAAGTAACGATGACCACCCATGATAATGGGGATGATCTAGCTTGGACTAAACTTAACATACGACACGCCGTACACTTAAAGGTGGACAGCAGTGTGATGGAAAGAATAGCTGAACGCATACACACAGATAAAAAGATTGTGCGTGAGGTTATACGTGAGCTAAACTGGGTTGCCGAGGCGACGGTAGAAGAAGAAGTTGTATTCTTTCATGATGACGGATTCAGATTTCAAATAGGCGAGGATAACTAATGGACAACGAAGAACTACAGCTAGTAGACTACGACGAGTGCGACCACGAATGGGAACACCATCCAGCAGAATGGGAGCACCTGTCAGGCAGAGCAACCGTGATGCAGTATGCAGAATCATACTACTGTCACAAGTGCGACACATGGGAGAGTGAGCTTGCTTGACTCACTCAAAATTCACAAGTATAATACACAACATCAAAACCACTAGGAGAACTACAA